TGTTTGAGCGCGTAAAGTTCTTCATCAAAAGCTACGAAGAAGTTACCGGAGATAAGATACCGCTTCGCTACAATACTAAGACTGATCTCGTAAACGAGAGAACCAACAGTTACTTCTATGTAGGAACCGCAGGATCACAGAGCTTCGGACGTTCCGCAACACTTACGAACATCCACTTTTCGGAAATAGCATTTTATCCAAACCCTGAAGAAGTCTATTTGTCCGCATCACAAGCAGGAACTCCAAGACGGATCGTGATTGAAAGCACGGCAAACGGTATCGGTGATTTCTTCTATCAGATGTGGAACGACAGTGAAGAAAAGAAAAGCATATACCAACCGCACTTCTTCGGGTGGGATAAGCATGAGGAGTACAAAGCACCTGATGATGTAAAGATTGCATTGACGACTGAAGAAGATAATATGATGACACGCTTTCAGCTTTCAAGAGCGCAGATGGCGTGGAGAAGGATCAAGCTCGCAGAGTTCCCTGATCCTATGAAGTTTCAGCAAGAGTATCCGCTTACACCGGAAGAAGCGTTTATATCATCCGGTCATCCTGTGTTTCCGGTTGATACGCTTGTTTGGTATAAGACCAAGAAGGAACTAATCATCCCGCCAATACATACAGGAAATCTACTCGGATACAAACCACCTACGTTTGAGGAAAGCAAAGGCGGATACTTGGAGATATGGAAAATGCCTGATCCTCACCGTGAGTATATTATCGGTGGTGATACCTGTGAGGGTGTATCCGGCGGCGACTATGCGTGCGCTCAAGTTATAGATCGAAAGAGTTTGGAGCAGGTCGCACTATGGCATGGAAGGGTAGAGCCTGATATTTTCGGAAGGGAAATGTACAAACTTGGTTTGTTCTATAAGGATGCGATGGTTGCACCGGAGCGAAACGCATCAGGACTTGCCACGATCCTTACGCTACGAGATTTATACTATCCAAACCTCTATATCCGTGAGAAGTTGGGTGACGTAAAGGATAAGTTTCATCCTGAACTTGGGTGGAAAACGGACATGAAAACAAAGCCGGTGATGATTGCCTCTATGCAACAGATACTTCGCGATAAGCAGTTGATCCTACATGACAGTGCTACACTGCATGAGTTGTTTAGTTACCAATACGATGAGGCAGGATCAGCAAACGCAACCAAAGGAAGTCACGATGACAGAGTAATCGCGCTGATGATTGCAGTTGAAGTTATCAATCGCACACCTATTGCAACTATAAGTACAAACAAATTACAGGAGAACAGAAAATCACCGGAGCAGGACATAAACCAGTTCTACACCGACCAACTTTCAGGTGATATGTTCTAATTATTATGGGTGTGTGGTATGGTGTAAGAAAGGATAGATATGCAAGAACCGTCAACTGTACCGGATGCGGTAAAGCCGGACATTACAAAGGATACAAGTGCTGGAAGTGTAAGCGCAAAAAATGGTACTGGTCGCCTGAAAAGCGAAAACACGAAACCGGAACCCATAGAAAGCGACCATATCCAAAGCACGTTAGATCACAACCAGCAGTTGCGTAAAACGTCAGAGCAGTTTATAACTCTGTTGCGTGACATATCGCCGGTGCTGTTTACTATCGAAGCATATAATCAAAAGTTTCTCAAAGACATGGAGTATGGAGAAATCCATATCATCCAATATGTCCGCAATGGGCGTGTATACAAGATAGACGCATACCCGCGCATATCGAAAATAATAGAGTAACTTGACATGGCGTACAAAAAGTCGGATAGTATTATTGGAGCAACCTATGACTGTAGAAGAAATCATCGCACGCGCTGAAAAGCGTTTCAACTCACATCAAAACCGCTTCGGATTGATTACACGCGAAGATATCATCGACTTCTTCAAAACCCTCAAACCGGAACAAGACAGAAAAACAGAACTTACAAGTTTTCTTGAACAGATACCGTATCTAACACAAGCAGAGAGAGCGAGGATTTACAGTGACATTGAAAGCTATACATGAACACATCGAAACTAACAGCGATTATCGTCAGCATTATTGGCGCAGATCATGTGTCAAAAGCACAGCGTGAGCAAATCAAAGCATTGTTAGATACTATTGTGTCCGCCGGAGCGCCGGCAGAGAAAGGTAAACCAGTCTATGAAAAAGAAGTTATTGAAGAAAAAGCAAACGATTTCAAAGAGGAAGAAAATAACATTTCGCTCGAAGATGCGTCATACTTTCGATTTCCTAACGACCTCAATGTACAAATTGAAGGAGAGGGTGAACCAAGGAAAATAAGTATTTTTCCTGATGGTAAATCCGAAAATGTAGATTATGGCAAGAGCAACTAGGAAAACAATGGCAGAGGCAGATAGGCCAAAGCCGGAAACAAAAGAAGATAAGCTCAAACAGTTTGAAGCTGATCTATTAGCATCAGTAAAACAGGATGATGACCAAGCGTATGCAAAAGCATCGCGATGTTATCAATCTGCCAGTGATGCACGCCGCCGGTACGATTGGGAGTGGCTATCACGCGATTTGTTCCGTAGAGGCTATCAGTTCACACGCTACAACTCACAAAGTAAAACAGTCACAATGAGTGCTACCAGTTCGGCCCGTATACCAGTCAACTTGACTGTATCAGCACTTCGCGTTATCAAGAACCAAGTCACCGCGTTCCGGCCAAAGTGGATCGTCATGCCGACAAACATTGATGATGAAGCAAGTGACAATGCTAAATACTCCGAAAAGACACTCGACTATGTCTATATCCTCAACCGGCTCAAGAAGCACATCAAAGAAACCGTCATGCAGGGATTACTGTTTTCAGTTGGTTCCGCGTGGCAAATACATTGGGATAAGGATATCGTCAATGAGGACGGTTCCAAAGGCTTCGTATCTATATGGCTCATTGATCCGTTTGATTTCTATGTTGATCCGTCATGCACTGATGGGTTGGCGTTTACTGATGCAGAGTATGTTATCAAAGCAGTACGCAGACCGTTATCTGAAGTGAAAACAAATAAGAACTACAAGAACACTGACCTACTGACTACCGGCGACAACCGCGTTGCATCAAGCGAGTACAAGCAGTTTCTCTTGCAGTCGCTCAAGTTCATGGGTTCATACACGCAAACACCGGAAGGTGAAACGATCATACTCAAAGAGGGCTGGTTCAAAGAGCGCGACAAGAACGGTAAGGTTCGTATGCGTATCATCACTTGGACAGACAGTGCATCAAAACCTCTACGCAACGAACTCACAACTCTGACAGACTTTCCGTTCCGTATGTATCAGGCTGACCTCAATCCGCTTGAAATGTATGGTGAAGGATGGGCGCGTCACGTTATACCGATCAACCGCGTACTCAATACACTTGAGAGTTCCATGTTTGATTTCAACTACAAGTTTGCAAAGGGCAGACTTATCATGGACAAGAACGCCGGTGTCAACTTTGTTACCAACGAACACGGATCAATCATCGAGAAGAACCGTGGATCGGATGTCCGGTCACTTCAGGTGCCACCGCTTCCCGCATCACATGAAAGTCAGATACTTCGCATGAGGCAATACTTTGAGGATATATCCGGCGCACATGATGTGTCGCTTGGTCGTATCCCTGTCGGAGTAAAGTCAGGTATTGGTATCGCGGAACTGAAACAAGCAGACGCAACCAATCAAGACGACTTGGTAGATAATCTTGAGGATTTTCTTATCGAGGTCGGTAAGAAAGTATTGGAGCTTATCTCTGACAACTTGGAGTTCCCGATGTTGGTAAAAGCAACAAACATTGCCGGTAAAGCAGATTACTTCACAATCGTAGGAAAGAAATACAAGAAGGACAGCAAGAAAGAGTATAAGATCGGCAAATCAAAGTATCCTATTGGTGTTATCGAACCGAACAACACGATCCGTGTACAGATAGGATCATGGCTTGCGTTCAGCAAACAACAGAGGCAACAGGAACTCAAAGACCTGTATACTTCCGGTGTCATTGACCAACAGACATTACTTGAGCATCTTGAGTTCGGTGATGTCGATAGCATCTTGGAGCGAACGAAACAGGAAGCGATACTGAAAACTCGCCGTGAACTACAGAAGGTAAAGAGCGATGATGTCACAGAAGAAGAACTGGCAACACAGGAAAGTAAAATGTTGTTAGATGGTGACGTTCGGGTAACAGCGTTACCGGACGATGACCATGATGTTCATATCGCAGTACACAAGAAGGACGAAGGAAACAAACTTATCGACTTCCATATCCAACAGCACTTGATGTTGAAGGATGCAAAGCGCGAAGTAGAGCAAGCCGCAAAGAGTGGAGAGATCGGAGCGAACACTCCGGCTATTGAACCGACTGGTGCCGAGGGCGTACCACCGGAAATACTACAAGCAGGACAAACAGTAATGCAAAACGAGCAACAACAGAACCCGCAGGTACCACCGCCACCACCTATACCACCAACACAACAACCTGTAGGGATGGTCGGCGGGGTACCGGCTGGTGAAATACCAGCATAATTTGACATTTGGATAAATTAGCTTTATAAATTAGAAAGGAGCAACCTATATGGATTATACAAAAAAGAAAGATATGCCTCACACAGAGGTAGAAGCAGGGAAACTTCCCGTAGCAGATCAGATGACCGGAACCAAAGGGCCGGACGATAAGTGGAAAGGCGAAGTAGTTGACATGAACTACGGCGTAGTTCCTACGGAAAAAGACGCAATCAAAGCAAATCTCAAGAAAGCCGGCGAAGATACAATTTCACGTTTTGGTCTTGACCAGCGCGGAGTTGAGCCGGAACCTTACCCTTCAAAGGACTAAGGTTATCACCACGATCCATGAGGTTTGGCAGGACTTCGTGGATCAAGCGGATACAATAACTAAAGTGCAACGCGCCACCTAAAAAATGGGCCAGCGTACAGCTACTTTGTTGTATCCACTTGAGGGCATAAGCGAAAGTTTGTGCTTTCGGCACCTTTACATCTTACGTTTGGTAAAAAGTAAAAGTGTTTATTTCGTGTGATGACGTAATCATCCGAGCCGTTGCCGTAATGCAATCGAGAAATGGAGTAGTGTATGGCAGATGATATAAAAGAAAAAGCCAAACTGGTTCTTGATGAGCAACCAGTACCGCCTACAGGTGAACAAAAAGCTCTTGGTGAACAAGCTACACCGGAAGAAATAGAGTTTAGTAAACTCAAAGGTTCTTCGCAGGATCGTTTTTCAGGCATCCTTGGACAGAGAAACAAGGCATTTGAAGAACGTGACGAAGCATTGAAACGAGTGAACGAAATGGAAGGTCGTTTGCGAGTTCTTGAAACATCACAAACTCCGACTGCTCCGGCGTTCTCGGCGAAAGCTGAAGAACTTACACCGGATCAGAAGCAAGCTGTAAACAACTTGCGCGGATTTGGGATTGCAACACAAGAGGATTTGCAGGCACTCCAAGATCAACTTGTTTTGGATGCAGAGTATCAACGCCTCGAAGGAAGATGGGGCAATGATAGTAAGGGGCCGGTCTTTGATCGTGTGGAAGTAGAAGAACACATGAAGAAAACCGGTATCTTCAATCCTGAAAAGGCATTTGAAGATTTATACCGCGATGAGATTTTTGATTTGCGGAAGAAATCCGATACATCTGAAGTTGAACCTTCAAGTCAAACCTATACGGAAAAACCGACAGGTTCGGGCATGGGTAAAACTGAACCTCTGACTGTCGACAGTCTAAGGGAGCGACTATCGCGACCTGATGGCATGGGATGGTGGGAGAAAAACCGTGAGAGGATTTTACCGCTCATGGGGCAGTTGATCCAATAACCCTACCGGATAAGAGTAGCGTTTGCCAGTTACTAATAATGTTTATTTTATAGGAGTAAAAACTATGGCAGACCTAACAACAACTACGTCCGCAGTATTTATCCCTGAAGTGTGGAGTGCAGAAACTCTACGCGCACAGGAAGCGGCACTCGTTGTGGCTCCATTAGTGAAACGGTTTGACAATCTTGTCAAGGGAAGGGGCGACACCGTCCATATCCCTGAAGTGAGCAACTTAGTTGCAAACGACAAGGTCGACAACACTGATGTCACTTTGCAGAGTCCTACAGAGAGTGAGAAGTCAATAGCAATCGATCAATGGAAAGAGGCATCTTTCTTAGTAGAGGACATCGTCAAAGTTCAGTCGAACTACGATTTGATGGCCGAGTATACAAACAAAGCCGGTTACGCAATCGCACAAGCGATTGATAGTTACCTGCTCGACCTGTATACGACCTTTACTAATCCCGCAGTAGGTACTTATGGTGCCGACATGGGTGATGCAGAGATCGTAGGAGCGATACAAGCATTGGACGAGTCCAACGCACCTATGGAAGATAGGTACATGATTGTCAAACCTTCACAGAAGGCGGCAATAATGTTATTGGATAAGTTTGTGCGGGCCGATTATCTTGGCCAGTATCAAAATCCGACACCGGTCAAAAGAGGGCCGAACAACAGGTATATGTGGGGAGAGATTTATGGAGTTCCTGTTTACTACACCACACAGGTGCCAGTAACAGCCGGAACGCCGACTGAAACTCACAACGTCCTGTTCCATAAGGAAGCTCTTGCACTCGCGCTTCAATTAGCGCCGAGAACACAAGGCACCTATTGGGCAAAAAGCCTCGGATGGCTGTGTACGGTTGACACCATATTTGGAGCCGCAGGGCTTCGTGGCGATCACGGTATCGAAATCAAATCGTAAGCTGAAACGCTTACCAAGCTCGGAGAGTTCAATGCTCTGCCGAGCAACAAGAAACAAACGTAAGATTATAAGGAAAGGAGCAACCTATTATGAAAACAGTTATGAGTGGTGACGCTGTCAAATCAGAGCGTATGCCACCGTCAATATCACTTACAGAGGACGATTTGCCGGACATCAAAGACTGGAAGGTTGGTGGCAAATATACAATCACACTTCAGGTAGAACAGGTATCTTCAAGCAAAGATGCTACACTCGGCCCTTCTAAGAAATTAGAGGCACGCTTCCATGTATTGAAAGCAACCACATCCGGTAAACCTATGGAAGAAGAAGATGACACGGAAGAAGAAACACCGGAAGAAGAAACATCACCGGACGAAGAAATGCCGGAAGAAGATATGGGTGACATGGAAGATATGATGGGTGGTCACGGTAAAGGCCCGAAGATATCAATTATTATCAGGGCGGCAAAGAGGAAACTTGGAGTATGATTTGTTCAAAGTGTGGAGAACAAGTATATCGTGCTTTCTCATATACAGATAGCGATGGGAAGTGGAGAAGCGGAGAGTGTGAGGGTTGTTATCCGCTCGGTAAACTGAACGGATCATGGTCAAAAACAGATAAGATCAAGAGTAGGGTTCGGATGCCGGACGGCACAGTTATATCAGGAAAAGCTGGTTACAAAGCGCTTGATAATATGCGCCGATCCCAGGCCTCAAGTAGCACTTGACATAGGATATAAAATGGCATACTGTTGATATATAGACGCTTAGTGAAGAACACAGGCGGACGCACAGATGCGTTCGCTTTTTTCGTAAAAAGGAGATTATTATGGCACAAGCAGTAAACGCAGGGTTCTCATCAGAAATAGTAAACTTAGCAGTTACATCCGGCGGATGGACTGCTCTTTCTTTGCCAAGTCGTCCAAACAATATGTTGATCCGACTTCGTGAGAGTGGCGACCTTATGGTATCGCTTGATGCCGCCGGTGCAACTTTCCTTACCATACCGGACGGAAACTCACTCACTTACGATTGGAACGCAGGAAAAACAGATAACATTATATATCTCAAAGGTACAGTATCAGGTAACGCAGAAATAATTGTTACTTACGAGTAAGGAGTAAATTATGGCACGACTAAACGGTGGCGGCGGTGGCCCGATAGCAATTACAGATACGTTTGTTGTCGCTTCACAGGCGGCAATGTTAGCATTGGTCGCACAGACCGGTGATGTAGCAATACGGACAGACAGTTCCTATACATATATCCTTCAGGGTACCGATCCATCAGTCTTGGGTGATTGGGTACAACTTCTTTTTCCCGAAGGTCTTGGTGGCACAGGTTCAGCCGGACAGGTTGGCGTGTTCACCGGAGCTTCGTTTGTTCAGGGATATGCAGACTTTCTTTATGATACAACCAATACAAAGCTAACAGTTGCGGGAGCAAAGCCACGCATAGAGGCTTCAATCACAGGAAACACTTATGGAACAGATGGATATGAAACATTGGTAATTGGAAGTGGAAACACCGTAACCAACTACATGAACATTGTTGTTGGAAGCGGAAACACAAGAGGATTGTGGGGTGGGATAATTGTCGGAGTAAATAACACAAATCATGGACAATATGCCGCAGTATTTGGTTTAGGTAACTATCTCAACTCCGATTGTCACTACTCACTTTATGCAGGGCAATCAAACTCTGGTGGTTCTGTAGGAAATTATGTTTTTGGATATGGAAATACAGCAGGTTCAGGTGGTTCGGTAGATATAAACTGGAACCTTATCGCAGGATATACAAACGTAGTCAACAGTTTCTCAAAACATAACATAGTCGCAGGACTAAGCAATAACGTCACAGGAAGTAATAACGCAGTATTTGGTACAACAAACACTGTTGCAGGAACGAAAGATGGAAACCTTATAAGTGGAACAAGTAACGTATCAAACACTTCATACTCGGTCATCGGTGGACAAGGAAACACTGACAGCTCTGATGGATGGAACCTTATCGGTGGTAAGGGGATAACAGTCGGAGCAAGCGAAGGATTTGGTGTGTATTGGGGTGACACTCATGTTCTTTCCGGTGCAGGGTTTTCAGCAATTATTGGGAGAGGCCTCAATGTTACCGGAAACTACAATGCTTCATTTGGACAAGGAAACACATCAACAGGTCTTGGAAACGTAGTAGGTGGAGTATCAAACGCCCTAACTGGAACGCACAGTGCAGTGTTTGGAGCATCAAGCACAGTTATTGGAACACACAGCATTGTCGCTGGTGCTACACAGTTTTTGACTAGCACTCATGCTATTGTAGGTGGAGAGGGAAACGTAGTTACTGCTTCTCATAACATCGTAGCAGGACAATCAAACGCATCACACGGAACGCATAGTGCAGTGTTCGGACAAGCACATGACATCACTGGAACGCACAGTCTTGTAGTAGGACAGGGGCATACGATTGTTTCCGGTGCTACTCACAACGTAGTAGGTGGTAATGCAAATACTATATCTACTGCTTCATTGAAGAACGCAATGTTTGGTGAAGCAAACTCAATACTTGGTTCTACTGGACATAACTTACTCGCCGGACTATCAAACAGTGTAGACGGTGGACGTAACGCATTATTTGGTGAAAGCACACCAGTTGTAGGAGATTATAACGTAGTAGGTGGGTACGACCACACCACAGTTTCGGGAAATGGAAACATAGTTGCGGGATGGCAGAACAATGTTGTAGCAAACTACACCGCAGTATTTGGTTCAACGAACCAAGCAATAGCCTCAACAACAAGCTCAATCATTGCCGGTATAAACAACTTTATGAGTGCGGCTACCAACGGTGTTGTATTGGGTGGTGGAAACCAAGTATGGACAGGTGGGTATACAAATCACATTGGTCATGGAAACTACACACAAACAGGTTCGTACAGTACGCTGATTGGACACTCAAACACAAGCCTATATGGTTCTGAAAACTACGCATTTGGATACTCAAACGGAGTAGCTGACCAAGCTTCCTTTGCAATAGGCGGTTCTAACTCCGCAACAGGACATTACAACATGACGCTTGGACACAGTAACACGATAGGTGGTGGTTCAGGAAATACACGGATGTATGCACTTGGAAAGAGCAACACAATCAACGGAACAGATAACATCGCAATCGGGTACGAAATCACAAACGATATTGCAGGTGCAAGTGATGTCCACTCAATCGGTATTGGATATCAGGCATACATGAGGCAGTACGGAGAGATCGTCCATGCGGCAGGGAAGTTTGCAACCGCAGGTGACGCACAAACAGCACAATTAGTAGGACGCATTTCAACAGCAGACGATACGCCAACCGAGATTGCATTGAACGGAGCATCAATCTATCTATCAACACAAGACAATAGAGTGTATGCGTATGTCGCAACAATCGTAGGTACAAAAGCAACAGATGGATCAGAGAGAGCAATGTATAGACTAAAGTGGTCAACGCTACGAGCTTCGGGTGTTGCTACTACAACAGTAGACGGACTGGTGGTTGAAACGATTTACGAAACAACTGCAACCTTAGACGCAACTGTTACCGCAGACACGACAAACGGCAGACCGGCAGTTATGGTTACGGGATTGGCGGCAACAAATATGCGATGGGTTGCAAGGATTGAAGTAACAGAAGTAGGTATTGATACCGGAGCATAGGAGTAAATTATGATAATCAAAGCAACAACAGTAGATATAGTCGGAACATTACAAAACAATGGAAGCGCTGTAGGTGGTGGTGGAGCTCCAATCACGTTTCTTGAGGGAGTTGATTTGAACGTAAACACAACTACCAATATCGCTGAAATTGCTTTGGCTGATGGTGGTCGTGTATCAATATCTCTTGATTATGCTCTATGGGATAATGATGGTGGCACAACCAATTTCAACTGTTCTTTTGGTTCAGTAAACATTATGGCAATATCCAATGGTGCTGGAACTATGTTTGTTGGTGATGCTTCAGGAACAGATGGAGCGGCAGGAGCAGACGGAAATAGTTGGATGGAGTTTGCTTTTGTACCAGATGAAATAAATAATAAAGCAATTATACAAGCCACGCACCATCAAGGTGCTTATGCACCGACAGTTTGTAAAATAAGCATTGAAATGAGATCACTAACGAACGATACTGTAACGGTGTTATAAAAAAATAAAGGGTAGATAGTCAAAGCGAGTGCGAGTATGTAGATCAGAAAGCTCGCGGCTCGCTTTTATAGTATAAAGGGGTAAATATGGTTACGTTCAATGATTTGATAGCAAAGACACGGATGTACTTGGATGAAGTCGCGGCAAAGTCGTGGACAGATACCGAGGTCAAGCGTGAGGTAAACTTCGCATATCAGGAGTTTGTCAGTGCAGTGGTAAACACTTTCGAGGATTTTTACCTCGTTCCTTCCACGTTCAATATCATCAACGGACAGCAAGAGTATGGAGTATCCGATGGCGTACCGAGCAACATATACAAGATACGCAGGATAGAAGTAAACTTTGACACAGCATCATCGCCAACCGGATACGGAAAAGCAATGCCGGTCAACATCACGCAGATAAGGGATAGTTTGGGAACAAGTAACATGGGCGGGATGACACGGGCGCTCTACTACACATACGGATTTGATAGTTCAATAAAACTTGGTTTCATACCGGTACCGAAAAAAGATAGTGCAAACGGTGTCAGGCTATGGACAGTACAGGCAGTAATCAACTTGGTTCTTGTGACAGATAACGTCAATATCCCGTATGCAGATAGATTTGCTACAGGCATTTCTCTTATCGCGGCGGGTACATTGTTACGCAAAGGTCAACAAGAAGAAGTTGCCGCAGTGCGATACATAGCTGATGGTCAATCAATGAAAGCACAGATGACAGAAGAACTTGAAGATCGCGTAGCCGATGAAAGCAAGGTGATACTTGATAGTGTCGGTATGGATACCGATTTCGGCTATGGCCTGTAGAAGCTATGCAATCGTTACAATCGTTCAAAGAACCAGCATTTCCGCTTGGATACAATGACAAGTATCCGGCTTCGGCCCTTCCGAAAGGGTATTGTGCGCTGATAAAAAATGGGTTCTTATCACATAACAAAGTTCAGGAAAGAAACGGATATACTGAAGTTGGAACAAGTACCGGAACCAAACCGAACCTTGGACTTCACTCATACGAAACAGGATCGACAAAACAGATACTCAAGATAAACGATAACGCGACTGGAACTGTAGCAGAACTTCAGTATTGGAACGGTGCAACATGGACAACGGTAGCAACGCCAACCTTTACAGCAGGACTTGTGTGTTCAATGGTAACAGTGCAGGGTGTTGTCTATATCTCAAACGGAACTGACACAGTGAAGAAGTGGAACGGAACGACACTTGTTGATGTAGTGGCAATCCCGAAAGGAAAATATCTCAAGTGGTATCACGGATATCTATGGAGTTTACATACAACAACATATAAGAGCCGTGCATACTTCAGTGATTTGTATGATCCTGAAAACTATCCGGCGGCAAACTTGCTTGATATCAACGCAGACGATGGTGATTTCCTTACTGGTGCAGGAGCAATCAAAGATGAGTTGGTGTTCGCAAAGCAGTACCGGATGTATAGCTTCCAAGGTTGGTTAGAGGACACGTTTACCTATGGTGCAGTCAACGAGCGATTATCAAGCTACGGTGCAACATCGTTCGAGAGCTTTATCAATACTGGAAACGATTTGATTTTCTCATCTTTCGGTGGAGATATACCGCACTTCCGGTCACTGACGCGGACACGCTTTGCTGATACAGAGTACGGTGGCATCATCACCGATGATATTACAGGAACCATGTCTACAATAAATAAGGGGTATTTGTATAAGATTTCATGTGTGTTTGACGGAACGAAGGTATATATTTTCTTTCCGAAGGGATCGTCAACATATAACGATACAGTAGTCACGCTTGATACAGTGACAAAGGGATTTGCGTATCACACAGGTATTTATGCGGCACGCGGGATCATATCAACGATTTCAGGTAGTGCAGAGGTTTACTTTGCAGACAGTAGAAACTCAAAGGTTTATATGTTTGATACCAGCAATACTGATGATGGCGAGCTTATTGATTTTCAGTTTGTAAGCGCACAGCTTGAGCCGGACTTCAAACGGTTTGCAAAGTTCAAATATCTGTTCTTACAGTATGATACTGGTATTGCAACAACATTTGATGCGTATACATCAGTAAACGCGGCAACATTTGATTTACAGGAAACAATAGATTTGACAGGCGATACACCATCGGTCTTTCCGGCTCCGTTTCCGTTTATCTTTGGATTGTCTAACCAAGGACAAACACGGATCGAACTACCGTATGGAAGTTCATATCAAAATATACAACTAAAAATCGCGAAGATGGACGACAAGGCACGCATGACGCTCACAGAGTATGAGTTCATGGGTTACTTGCGTAAGATACGCGACTTAGACTAAAGTAATAGGAAGGAGAAAAAATTATGGCTATAGTAAATCCAACACGAACCTACAACACAGGCGATGAGTTGTCGGCAACGTACTACAATGAAGATAGGGATGAAATCATCGCAGGGATAAACTCGATTGACAACGCACAGATTTCACCATCTGCGGCGATTGAAGAAAGTAAGCTGGCTTTTTCAGGAGCAGGTCACGACCACAGTGGCGGAGCAAACGGACAACCTGTATCAATAGTAAACGCAGGGGTAGTAGGTTTGACTGCCGGATTATTTGTGAGAGTAAACGCACTTGGAACCGCACTTGAAACGGCACCACTTCCGTCACTCGATCAGGTAAACCGAGCATTTGGCTTCTATGTATCAGCCGATCCGCTATCAACCGGAACGGATAAAACATGGAACCCGACAGTAACGAGAAACATGACAGTTCAAAGTCTGTGGGCGTACTTGGGTACGGCACCAAGCGGTCAGGACTTTATCATCCAAGTGAAAACATCGCTTGGAGTATTGATAGCTGAACTGACAATACCGGCGGGAAGTTATAGTGCAAGCACCACAACGATTTCGTATGCGGCACTCACAGCAGGTGACGTACTTAGACTTGATATCACGCAGGTAGGATCAGGAACAGCAGGGAGCAAACTTTCAGTAACACTGGAAGGTATACAAACATAATATGGTTATATCGAAAGCAGGAGCAGTTGTACTCAACACAGGTGCGGGCAATCAGTCCGTCACTGGTCTTGGTTTTACACCAAAGGTAGTGATGTTTCAGGCAACACCGGACACGGCAAACATTGTGACACAGATTGCCAATATGCACTTGTCACTCGGAGCATTTGACGGAACAAATCAAGTGTTGACGATGGGTAACTCACGCAACCAGCCGATAAACGGAGATACGATTTCACGGATGCAGGATGGTGCGTTTTATGTCGCTGATCCGGCAGGAACATCAACACCTGACTTTACAGCAGATGGGTTTAGCTTGGATGCTGATGGGTTCACTATCAACATTACTGATCCGCCACCTATTGATTATCGGTTTGGGTATTGGGCTGTTGGCGGTGATGACATCGCAAACGTAAAGGTTGGAAAGTTCCAAAGTAAAGGATCAACAGGACTTCAGGCAGTTACCGGACTTGGATTTCAACCGGACGTTATCATTATGTTTGCTTCAAGTATTTGGGCTTCGTATCCTGCTGAAGTACAGGATTTTATTATGACACTTGGATTTGCCAACGGCCCGCTTACGGCAAATCAGTATGCGATGGGATCAATAGCACGGGATGGAACAAATCCAATCTTGGCAACTCGAAGTCATAAAACAGGAGAAGTGTTTAGGATGGCAACCAGCACATCCGGCTATTTTATGACCGCATCGCTTATATCACTTGATGTTGATGGGTTTACGATAGACTGGACAAATCACGCGACAATCGCAAATATATATGTAGACTTCATTGCCATCAAGGGTTCTCTTGATTTCAAATCATCTATAGGAACAAAACAGCTTGCGGGAACAACAGGTGGAACGGCAGTAGTTAGTGGTCTTGGTTTTCAGCCGAACAGTGGATTGTTTGCAAGCGCTATGACAGGAGTGGCTACCGGATCAAACGTCACAGGAGCAGGATTTTCTATTGGGTTTTCAGGAAGCAACTTAGGTATGTTTATGACTGGCGGAGCAAACAGAAATTATGTCGGACAAAATAACGCATTTCACACATCACACGATCAAAGGATTGAAAGATACTGTGCATACGATGGTAGTGGATTATATGAAGAAGCATCGTTACAACAGTGGGATGCTGATGGATTTACATTATTTTCAAATAAAGGAAATGGTGCGGGGCCAAGTTATGTCGGCTACCTAGTTATGGCCGGTAATCCAATCCCGCCGGTAGTACCGGAAGAAAACTTTGGCTATATTATTTAGCCAAAAGGCTTTACAATGGACGTAATAAGTGGTTTAGTATAAAGGGAGCAACCTATGGCACAATATGTAGTAAAAAGCGGTGACACACTTTCAAAGATTGCAAGTATGTATGGGGTTGACTACCGACAGATAACCGGCTATAAGTCCGGTGATCCAAACAGGATATATGTCGGTGAGGTTGTAACTATCCCTGACAAGGGGCAAGTGAAAAGCGCATCTACGACTGCACCTGTTGTTACCGGAACAAAAGCAACTTCAACACCAACGCCAACACCGGCACCAGCAAAAACAAATACTTCAACGGTTCAAACATCATCGAGCCTTCCGCCTTCACGCATTGATCCACCGAACCAATCAAACCTTCCAATCACTATAGATCAGAGTGGATATCGGTATGCAAAACAATACGATGTAAAGACCGGACAATACTACTACACTCGGATGCAGTCATTGACCGTACAACCAACACAAAGTATGGGTGGTGCTGTTCTTGCTTCAGCCGGTGGTGGTGGACAACAATATCCTGATCCTTGGTCAAATCAAAAGACCTCTACACCATCAAAAAGTTTTTCTCAAATATCAACACCGTCACAGGATATAGCAAAAGCCGCATCAACTCCGTATGATCCGAACGCAAATATACCGCTTGGTAACGCATTATCCGCCGCAGACAAACAGGCACTTGAAGCATTGAAGGCAAGTAAGCTCAATTATGGTGACTATGAGCGTCAGGCACTTGACGAGTTGACACCGTGGTATGAGAAACTTCTTGCAGAAAGTAATTATGATATTGACTTGGCACTTCGGCATCTTGAAGAAACATATACGCTTGGACAAAGACAAGCAAAAGCGACAACCGGAGAGCAACTTCGTATGGGTGAACCAACATTGCAACAAGAGAGAAAGTCAACGCTTGGTAATTTAGCACAGCGTGGATTACTGGAAGCCGCACCGATTACAGGCCCTACTGAAACACTATCATATAACGCACCAGATACAGGTGAGAAACTTGGTGGCGAGCGCATACAAGGTTTCGGTGGACTTGCAGGTGCAAGGATGGATATACTAAAGAAGTCACAACAATCACGGGTAGAGGCGATCCAACGTGCGCTTGCAAGACAAGAAGAACAAAGCTCACTACAGAAGAAGCAAGAACAAGAGATACAGGAGAGAAGTAGACAGAAAACAGCGCGTCAGTTAGAACTTGAAAAGCAACAGAAACTACCGGAGTTGGCACAATCGAAATATCAGAGAGCATTGCAACAGCTTGATATCAAGAGAACCGAGATACTAAGTCCGTACAGCTAAAAAAGGAGAACATTATGGCAGTAGGAGATACATATACATCAGACCAAGGGCCACTACAGGATCGGATAACGAACCTGCAAGGTCAAATTACGTCACAAATACAGGGCGCACCGGCGGCTCGTCAAAACATGGGCGAACAACTGATGGCTTCCGAGGGTTCTATTACTCCATTGGCACAGGATCGTGGAAAAATGATTGAAATGATGTTCAATGCAGACAAAGATTTGGCTCAAAAGTACACCACACAGGGTAGTCAGTATCAAATTGAGAACCCTATGGCGCGTGAGGCGGCGATTTCCGGTGCAGAAAACACCATGTGGGGTGCTGTAGCATCGCTAAACACACAAATAGGAGCAAGAAAAGCAGTATTGGGTGACGTTGTTGACCGAGGTATGAAGATTTATGAGGCCGGACTGCAATCAAAGCAGATGGAACTCGACAATCTATACCGTCAGATGGAACTCAATGACCGCGCGGCACAACGGGCGCAAGACATGGAGTGGAAAAGACAGCAAGCAGACACAGAACAGATGCGATGGGAAACGGAAACTGGACTGAAATATGGAAGTGGACAGAAATTATCAAGCGGAGCGCAGTCAAAACTCAATGATTGGGATGCCGCAGAGCGACAACTCGATGAAGTTATCAAATTATATGGTGAAATGAAGAAAAAAGGTGTTGATGTCGGGCCGATACAGGGAAATGTTACACGACTTATCGGTGGATACAGTGATATTGCACGAAATCCTGACTTGGATCGTCTTGACCAAGCGGTTTCCACGTTACAGTTGATGATTGAGAAGCCACTTATCGGTACACAGCAATCGGTAGCTGAAATGGCAAAGGTAGCACGCTTCGTTCCGAACATCACAGAGGTCGGTGGAAGGTTCCAAAGCAAACTTTCAAACCTTTCAGGGTACATTGGAAAACAAAAGCTCGCAATACAATCGGGTGGTGGAACGATGGACACATCATCATACGCAAAAGAAAACTATCCGGTAGAGGATATAACAGGGGGATACTAATATGAAAATGTTTAGGGGATATGACGAAAACTACAATCCGATTTACGCGGACGATAGCCCGACATCAGACACTATGGCTGTGGATTATAGCGGTGAAGATTACGGGTATACAGCGCCGTATGCAAATCAAAACACACAATCAGTAGCAAATCAGGGTAGAGCAGGTAAGTTTTTTACCGGAGCGCTCAACACACTTGGTGCTATTGGCCAGGGTGCTATCGGAACTGGTGATTTTATCACAAAAACATTTGTACCTCGAACACGAAAGTTCGTTGAAGATGTTGGAAGTATGGCAGTTGAAAGCGTAACAAATCCAAAAGCCGCAGAGTATTATAAATCACAATACGGACTAAACCCATTTGGAACAGATCAAGAGAGGGGAAACATTATCAATGCACTTGGTGGGCCTGTGGCATCACTTGGAGCAAGCGCATTGACCGGTGGAAGGTTGGCATCACCGACACTTGGTATGGTCGCACCGGCTGGCGGAGAGATAGCTTCATATATGCTTCCGGCAACAGGATTTGATAAAGCTGGAAAATTAGCAAAACCTCTACAACGCATGGGTGCATCGGCGATATCAGGTATGGCAGGTGGATTTGTCCACGGAGCAACTTCACCGGAAGATTTGACACCGGTTGACCGAGCGTTTGAAGCAACAAAACAAAGTTTTATGTCAGGTGTTACCGCTCTTGCAATATCAGGCGGTCTTGAAGGAGCGAGGATTGCAGTCGATAAGCTACGCGGTTTAGGATCATATTTTACCCGTAGGATTGTTACACCTGAAGTACGAAAAGGTGCAATGAACTTCATGGACAAAGAGGATCGTGCAACTGAAATGTTACTTGAAAAAACAAGAGGATTGACCGGAGAACAAATCGCAAGGGATGTTTCCGGCCAAGCAAAGATATATGGCGATGCACTTGAAGAAGCAGTATCAAAAAGTCCGATAAAATACACACAAAGTTCAATACAGGACAATATGGTAAAACAGATGCGGACACAGCTACCACAAAGCATAATGGCTGATCCACTTTCAGGACAGGGAGTTGCAGATGTTGTTGTTGTAATGACTGATAACGCTGACCAGTTGGCAAGCGGAGATTACTCAATGAACGCAAAGCAGGTTCTTGCAAGTAAACGTGCAGTTGGAAATATGCTTGATAAGTTAGACGCATGGAACCCTGATAAGGTTCTGACACCGAACGAACTGGTGATGAAGGAAGCATACTTTTTTCTCAAAGATACACTTGAGCAGATGGCACCGGATAGTTCGGCTCTTTCTGAAGGATTAGAACAGTTGATACAGATATCACGCGGTGCGTTCAAAAGCACACACAGGCTCACATCTGGTAACGTAGGAAAGATACTAACACCATCAAGTATACCGATCCTTGGTTTATTGCCAAACTTAGCTGAACCTGTCAATATGGCTATAGCAAGAGGCGCATATAATGTTGGAAGTATGGGAGAAAAAATAATTGAAAGTCCGGTTATATCGTCAGCAATACGAAAGCTCGGTGGACTAGCAACAGGAGCAGTAGGAGCTATGACAAATAAGTGAAAGGAACATAATTATGGCACATCCATTTGAACAATTTATGGGAAAACAACAAGCCGCACAAGGCGGTGGAGTTGGTAGCGCAATCGGTGGATATTATAAACAGGTCGCAGACTTGAGCAATCAGATTGCACCTG